CATCCCGCCGCCCGGCAGTTCGCTCCATCTCGCGGTTGTGTTGACCAGCATTGACCGCAGCCGCGCTTCCCGGTCCACCCAGACTTGCACGTTCAAATCCTGAGCTTTGATAGCCGCGCTTCGGCTCTGCAGATACTCTTTGGCCGTCAAATTTAATCACCTCTTGATCGCGTCGTTTAAATAATCGTCCATCCTGACCTGGCCTTGAATGCAGTCCGGTTTATGCGCGCCCTGCACAAATGGCCGGAACGGGTGCAATGGACAACTGTCAATTTTGCACTCAGCCGCCAGTTTGCGTGAACCGCCGGAACAATCCAGGCATTTGGCGTGGATCGCGGATAATGCAGGGTTGGTTATTTGCTGCCTCCGTTTCCCTCGCACGGCCCGCGCCATTTGGCACAATGTGCGCATCCATAACAAATTGCATTGTCATCTGGACAGTGTTCACCGTGTTTTCGTGCGCATATGGAATCGCAATAGCGGTCAAACGCCTCGTCATGGTTAATCAGCATTTGTTCTATGTCTCGCTCAGCCGCCTCGCATCGGGCTTTCCATTGATCGCGCTCGCATGCCAGCTTTTCGAGCAAATCGGCGGCGGGAACGACAATATCCTTTGCCAGCATCCAATTCTCTCTCGTCACGGGCTGCGTAACTGGTGCGTCTATGATATCCCCGTCCTTAGTCGTGCCTATGATCCGCATCCATTGCACAATTCTCTTAATATCGTCCGTCATTGCCGTTTCCTCCCTTCGGCTTAATCCCCAGCTTCTTGGCGATTTCGGCGGGGATGGGGTGGGCGCGGCAGCCCTTGCAAGACTCAACACGCTTGCACCCCACATTCTTTTTGCTGTCGAACGAACAAGGAAAGATGGCAGATTCAGCGTCCGGAAAATTTGTTTTCTGCCATTCCTCCCACGTCGGATACTGCGGTTCCGGGTGCTCGGCTGCCCAGCGCATGACAACGCGCTCGATCTCTGATTCGATCATATCTAAAACCCGACAATATTTATCACAAACCGGACAATCATTACAGGCATTATTTGCGCACATCCTGCGCAGTTGTTTCAATACCGTCGTAAACTCAGCCATTTTCAACAACCTCCGTTCTTTCGCATGTCATCCGCCTGTATAATCCACCATCCCAGGTTTGCTCCTTTGGATTTCCGTTGAGCGTAAGCCATATCCAGCCAGGATGAACAACATAGCCCGCCGGCAGTATTTCCGTCACGCCGCCTATGCAAATCCCTTTGTGCAATATGTTCTTGATGTGCCTGTTCGCGCAAAAATGATAAAGAATCATGTGCCTCCGGCTCCCCCTGTCCGATATTCGTCAATGCTATCCGTTCTGGCGATTCCTACTCGTCCACCTGGCTTTGTAGCCACATTGCTTTGCACTCCACGCATGTTTCGCGGCTGATTTCAAGGCTTTCGCATAGCCCGCGTTTATCCCCGGCCATGTATGGGCAAGCGATATGGTAATGCACAACCGCTTCCCACGACGCGCCGCCGTCGTCTATTTCATCGTTCAGCGCCGCAATCAGGTATTCCTGATTAGTCATTGCCGCTCTACCTCCAAGCTATCATCGTCGTATAGAACAATTCGGTCGCCCCTGCGCGCCTGCGCGATACCATGCTTCGTCGGAACATACAACGTCTGGGACGCCATATTGATTGCAATGCGGCTCCCAAGCATTCCCTGCAATTTCACTCCGGGCAGGCTCACGCCCACCTTGGTTCCGCCGATTGTAAAACTATCAATGATACGCATGCTTTTCACCCTCCATGATCTCTCTAGCGCACTCCCGCAAAAGATCGACAACGGAATCGTTGCTAATTGCGAGCGAAAGCTTTGCGTGTGCTCTATCTGCCAACTGGCGGATACGTTCGCGCGTCACTCCAAACTCTCTGCCGACTGCATCCATGGACTGCGGTGTTCCGTCCAGACCGTCCAGCATGATCAGAACCTTTTTTTCACGCGCGCTGAGCATAGCAAAGGCATCCATCAACCTGATCCGTTTTGCCGTCGAAAATTTCTCTTTTTCCCCGCCAGGAACCCACGCAAGGATTTCCATCGCGACTTCCAGCCTTTCCAGCGCCTCAGCCGCTATCATCAGCACTTCCATGTCGCGCGCGAAAATGCCATTCTCGCCGTTGTCCAGGCTTTCCTTGTCCCTGGCCTGATCTCGCAGAGACGCTATGATTTCGCACAAATTCATCGTTTTATCCATGCTCACACCTCCCACGGAAATTCTTGTCGGAAGTCGCTTCCCATCAGTTCGCGTAAACTCTCTTTCATGAATACTGGAGTCCCTACTTTCTTCGCAATTCTGGCAATTCCATCAATCCACGCTTTCTGAGGAACGACCTTGTTTTTTCGGTTTCCAGTTTCCGCGCCAACGATAATCCACTTTAACTTGCTTACCGGGTCAATACCATCGTCAGTCAAATCCTTGAACGGCCTAAGTATCGGCTCGATGCTGGCGAACGTATTGACTTCGTTGTGCCAGAAGAACGGCATCTCGGGCATAGTTGCGGTGCTGCCGAACCAGAAGTTCGACTGGTCTTTCGTAATGACGCCATTGGCAGCCAGCTCCATATACCGCGCAGGATTTTTCGTCAGGAATAAATACCGATGCTGCGGCGCTGCTTCGCACGCCATGAACACCTCCGCAATCCATTCATCCGGCACCCATTTTTTTTCATCGCCGGTTGTCCTCCATTTCCAACAAAAACGCCGCGTTGCATGCGATATGCGCCAAATGCGTCAAACCGCTCTCCTCATCCACCGCGTAGGGATCATTCCACGCGGCCAAAGCGTGCCGCAGCAGCGCGTCCCAGTAGCGCGCGGGCTCCACCGTTTTCCAGTTGTCCGGGGCGTGGTATTTGGCGTTGCCATATGCCCGCACCCGGGCCACCGACCAGATCAATGCCGGCGGCACCAGCGAGGGACGGGGCTTGCCTGCGTCCAATTTTGCCGTCTGACTTGTGCCGCTCATCCCCAAATCCTCCTCACCGCGCTCAAATACTCAATCCCGCCCGGCCCGATGGGCACCCGCCAGGCATCCATCATGTCCGCCTCCCGTATGGAGGCCAGGCCCGTGGCCGTCCAGCCCATGCCCCGCCAGCTCACCCGCCTGGGCCCACCCGCCTGCCGCGCGGCCACCGCGCCCAATATAAACGGCGTAGGCACCACCCAGGCCGCCTCGCAGCCCTCCAGGGCGATGAGCACAAACCCGATATCCTCGCCCCATGCCTGTAAAAATTCCAGCTGTTGGGGCAATATCCGGCCCAAATCCAGCCGCTTGCCTTCCCCGCGCTTGGCCTCGAATGCGATGGGCCGGTTGCCTATCCGGCCCATATAGTCTACCGTGGACTTGTCATAGCGCACGGTCACGATTTTCCCCTGCCCGTCCCGGATGGGCAGGATTTTGGTGTGGATTTTCTGTATGACCGCCTCGCCCTTGGCCGCATACCGCCTGTTGGCGTATTCGATCATCCGTTCCAAATCCATGCCCCGGTTGGCGTACCGCGCATCTTTGCCCGCCCGGCCAGGCGTCAGTCCCTCAAACAGGCCCATCTGCTCAATGGTTATCCGCTTCCTCATCCCGCTCCCCCTTCCGGATCAGTCGCACGCTATGCGCAACGCTTTTGCACAGCCCTATGGCTGCCCATACGGCCCATATGAGCAGCGTAATCGTGATATACCCCCGCAGATTGTTAATCAGCCAATCCATATCATCGCCCCTTATTGTGTCGTTTGCCCCTTTTTAACGGCGCATGCAGCGCATCATATGGGCTCATCCCGCTGTTTAACCGGTTGTACAGCGTCGTGACGCTCAAACCGTGCGCCTTTGCCGCCTGGGCCATGGACAATCCACCGAGCGCAGCCCGAATCTCATCCGTTCGTTCTTTGTAGCGCAATACGTCGCGGATCGTCGATTCCATGTTTTTGCCCCTGCGAAGCCCGTCCCACAGCGTATCGCGCGTAATCCCCGTGATTTTGCTCCATTCCGCAACCGTATGTTCCTCGCCCATGGCGCTGTATGTCCTGCGCACGGGGGGATTTTTTTCCTTCAATTCGCGCCTTTTACGGTGATATGCCTGGCAACCGCCGTCACAGTCCTTGTTCTTGCAGCTCAGGCATAATTTGACCAGCTCCGGGTTGTATGCCTCATCGAATGTAATCATACCTTTTCCTCCAGTTGCGACCAGTCGAAGGCCAGGCTGTCCAACTGCTGTGGGCTGTATTTCCTTTGCTGGTAATCCTGCCCAGAGAGCTTCCTATTGACCTTCCCGTCCTCATTACGCTCAGTCTCGTTCCACCGCCTCATAGCCGCCTTCCAATCCTTCATGGGCGTCCGGCCCATCATCCATCCGTTAGCCTCGTAATAGTCCATGAACCGGAGGGGGTCAACCTTGCCTCCCAATTCCTGGGCGTACTCCGTAGCCTCTCCAATCGTTGGCGGCCTGAATTGAGCGTGGGAGAGGGGCGGCTGGGCCGCCGGTCCTCTCTCTCCTTTACTCTCCTTTACTTTACTTTCCTTTCCTTTACTCTCCTTTGTGGATTTCTGTATACATTTATCCGTGTTTCTGTATGCAGAAACCCCGTTTATGTGCACATTAACCGGGATTTCCGTATACTTAACAAGGAGGTAGACGTTTTCGACTTCAACGCGCGCCCGGCGGGCGACCACCCGCATATAGTCCCTCTGGATTTTTTCAGAGGTCAAAATGCTGAAACGCTCGTATAAATCCCGGTCGAAAATCTCCCTCCTGATCGCGGCGGATACTATTTCGGAAACGGCGCTTCCACCCAGGCCAATATCCCGCCCAAACAAAAGCGCAACCTCGTCATTCCATTCACCGTAGTAACCGCCCTGCCCGTAGATATACTGCAGCAGTTTAACGACTACGGCAAACCCTGTCAGCCCAAATTCCGCCTCGATCAACCGCATACGGGTATCCATGTGCACGTCCAACGGGAAATAGTCGATCCCGCTCTTCGGAGGACGCGCCGTATTCACCACCTCCATTTACTGTCATTTGTAACGCCCCAGCGCAGTCTCATCATACGCCGCGTAGGCACGCAGCCCTTCGGCTGCGCTGGGGCCAATGCCCGCTAAGTTTCGGGCTGCGTTATGGGCTCATACGTGATTTTGCGCTTGATATCCAACCGTACGCCATTACGCTTGATTGTGATTGTCATTTTGCATGTGCCCTTGTCCGGCAAATATGATTGACTGACCAGGCTCACCTGGCTAAATTCATTTGACCAAATCGGCTCCGTGAGTTGGATCAGTGCACTGGCCTGTGCGTCCGTGATGCCATCCAATCCTTGTCCGCGCATATCCAGTATGCGCTGCTCCGCATCCATGCGTGCCCTGACCGCCACGCCGGCTTCACATTTGCATAGCCTTGTAGCCTCTTCTCCAGCCTCATCTTGCGTGAGCGGGTGATCTGAGGTAATCATATGCACCGTGCCGCATGCCGGGCAAACCCCAGTTATCATATCATTCACGCTTCTTCCACCTCCTCCAACGCCGCGCCCATGGTGGGCAGCAGCAGCGGTTTCACGTCGTCCATCAGGGCGGCCATTTCGCCCTCGTCCACCCGGCCCACGGCCTTGAACATCACCTGGCTGTAGTCCTGGCCGCTTCCGTTGCTGGCCCGCCTCAGGCTGAATTCCGTGACTACCTGGTTGGGCGTCAGTCCTCGTGTAGCCAATGCCCTGGCAATATACATCTGGTAATTGCCCACGCTCATGGTAGGCACCCTCAGCTCAATGGGCAGCGGCTCGCCCTCCATCAGCACCAGCATCTGCACCATGTTCCGGCAGGCCTTGCCCCGGCCCCCGTCCTTGCTGCCCATCCGGTTTTTCGGGCAATGGCGGCAGTTGTGCTCCATGCCCTGGGCGTCCCATCCGCTGATCCCGTCCATGCTGGAGCAATCCGGGGCGCCCGGCTGGCCCTCCCCGTAGGGATGCGCCCACCAGGCGTTGACAAATGCGTGGGTCAAAATCACCCCCTGGAATTTTGTGGCCGTCACCGGTTCATCCGGGGTATCCCCCGGCAGTTCAAAGGCACGCCCGCCCCCGGCCGGAACCCGAACCCTTAAAACCGGCAGTTGGCAGCTGCCCATCAATGCTTCGGCCGTGGCCCGGAAGATTTCCGCCGTGCCCCGCATGTCAAATTCCGCCATGGGCAGTTCGGCCTGCGTGTTCGTTAGTTTACTCATGCTCTATCCCCTCCAAATACTCGAAATACCCGGCTCACGCTCTGGGTTTTGTAGGGCTCCAGGTCAAGGTGCGGATAATCCGCCCGAAACGCCTCCCAATTAAACCCGCCCCGGGTCTGCTCCCGCCATACCGCGCTGTAGCCGGGGGCCGTGAGCTTGTCCGCCTGGCCCATGGCCGCCTTGATCTTGTTGGCCGTGGCGTTGACTTGCACCGAGAGCGCCTTTTCCTCGGCCTTCAGCGCCGCGTATTCGGCCAGCAGCCCGTCCTCGTCCCATTGCAGGGCCGTCCCGTCGCTGTGGGCAAATACCCGGCCCAGCGCCTTGCCCGTGGCGTCCATGCCGTCCGTGGGCGGTTGGATGCCCGTCTCCACAAAGTTGTGCCAGAACGCGCCCTCGGCCCCGGTGAGCTCCTTGATGTCCTCTTCGTCCCGGGGGATTTCGAATACCATGAATTCAGTACCAAACACCAGCACCGCCAGATACCATATATCCCAACCCGTGACCGCCATGTAGTGCTGGCATTGGCAGTAATATTCAATGGGGTATTCGCCGTTTTTGTAGCGCTTCAGGTGCAAGTCCCGGCTGGTTTTGCATTCCAGCCCAGCCTTTTCGCCCAACACCCGCCGGTCAATGTTGGCGAGCATGTAGGGGTAGCCAGGTCGGATCATCATCCGGTTGTGCCGCACCACCTTTTTCCCTGTTTCGGCCATAAACCGATGGGCCACATAGTCTTCCAAATCCCGCCCCTGGCGCATGGCCTCGTTGTCCGCGTCGTCCTTATAGCCCATTTTGTCCGCCCATACCGCATAGGCGGATTTGTACGGGCTTACGCCCAGGATCGCCGCCGCGTCGCTTCCGCCGATGCCCCGCCGCCGGGCGTCCAGCCATTGGCCCCGATCCATGCCCCTTGTGTCGATGGCCTCCATTTAAATCACGCTCCGTTCGTAAGCCCGGTTTTGCCATGCCGCTTCCGCCCGCTCCACCGCGTCGATTTGTTCGCCCAGCCGGCAAATCTCCTCTTCATACCATTCCACCGCGCCTTCCAGCTCCCGGGCCAGGTTGGTGCTCCCCAGCCGACGGGCCGATTCCGCCGCGCTCTTTAAGTCCAATATCAGCGAGGCCACACAGTCATATTGCTCGTCCAAATCCATTTGCACAGCCCTCCATTTCATGCTATAATATAGGTGATACTTCTCCTATCCCCTTTGTTGTGCCCCGTCTGTTCCGTCAACAGCCGGGGCTTATTTTTTTGCGCCGTCCGCGCGCGCCCAGGCAAACCGCCCGTATCCGCCGTTCCGCCATTGGCCCAGCGCCCCGCATATGCTGCCGTAATCCAGCGCTGTTTCGATGGCCTCCCAGGTGATGGGGGCGCTGGTCCTGGTGCCTGGGTTGCCAATGAGCTTGACCGTAAACTCTATGGTCCAGGGATCGTCGATCTGCTCCGACGCCGCCAGCGTCACCCTCGGCCCCTGCATGGTCTGCGCCCTGAGCGGCCGCTCCAATACGCTGTCACAGTCGGTGATGATCTCCCCGTTCCGTAGAATCGGGATTTCCCGGGGCTCCACGAACACGTAGGCTTCCACCTTGCTCTTGGCTTGCGCGATATTCAACTGGCTCTTTAACCGGTTCATCGCTTCCTTGAAGTAGCCCACAATCATATAGTCCATCAGGCACAGCGCGTTGTCCCGATCCCGCTGCAAAAACACCGTCAGCCCCTTGCCCTCAATATCCTCGGGCAGCATGGCGTTTTCATCCTCTCCCAGCGCCGGGTCGGGCGCCTTAGAGGCAATAAACCGTGTCCTGAGCTCCGGGTTGGCGGGCTGGCTGCCCAAAATGGGGGTGATTCCCGTCAACTTGTACTTTCTCTCTTCAAATTGAATCGCCATAAATCGTTCGTTCCTCCTTCTGTTCTGGGCGTTTTGACAAAACACCGCAGCGCAAGGCTTTGCATTGCCATTACAGCACAGTACCTTACAACACCGTACTTTACAACACTTTACCCTGACGGTGCTCCGCAATGCGACATGGCACATTGCCTTCGCCATACCATTACAACACGTCGCTATGCCATACCCATGCCGGACAACACGAGACGATACCTGTGCTTCGCCTTGCAACACAGTACGTTGCCTTCACCATATGCGGCGCTGCTATACTACGCATTTGCCATACATTGCACTGCCCTGCATTTCCATGCGTTGCAACACCCTTGCTTTGCTTCCCTTTGCTCTGCTGTACCGCACGGCGCTATGCCGTACCCACGCCGTACATCGCTGCACATCGCCATTACGCTACTTTGCCTTGCCATACGCTTACGGCATGTAACCAGGCGTTACTTTTACCGTGCTCATCCGGTTATCTCTTTCATGATCTCCGCCCTGGGCCGCGCGCCGAACCGGATCGCCAGCGTTTCCACATCCTCCCGGCGGATGACCGCTATTTTGGTTTTAACCCATGGGGCGTATGCCCTGGAAATCATGCGCAGAGGCGTTGGGGGCAAAACCCGCCGGGCCCGCCTGGGCGGCACATGGAGCATTCCACACACCTCGCGGAAAACGTACCAGCTCTGCCCGTCCATCATCACCGGCTTCACGCCAACACCACCGCCAGGATGGCCATGCCCACGCCCATCAGCGCGCCCAGGCAGAAAATGAGCGCCATGCCCAATCCCACGCCTTGGGCCGTGATCCTGGGCTTTTCATAGTCCTTCATTTTCTCCCGCAGATGGGCCTTCTGCCGGGCCGCGAGCCGGTTGTTTTCCTCGGTCAAAATCCCGTTCCGGTTCTCCAGATACTCGATGTAGCGCTGCTTATACTCCAGTTCGGTCTTCAGCGACTTGAGTCCCCGTTCCGCTTCCGCCTGCGTGGCCCAGGGTCCAAATCCCCGGCTGGCGTTGTAGCGCCCGTTGATCCGCGCCCCGGCCTCAATTAACTGTCCCATGTGTCTCCTCCTCCATGATCTGCTTCCAATGGTGCGTGACCGCGTAAATTTCCAACTCGCTTTGCGCGTTGAGCCGGGTCATAAACAGCTTTTTCAACGGCGGTTCTACGCAGGGCAGCTCGATGTTCCCAGCTTTCCGCATAATCCGGTACCCGCCTGTTTCCATCTCCTGCACATACCGTATATGGCCCATTCCGTCTTCCCAGCGCCACATTTTGCATTCCTCCTTTATTGCTCAGCCTTCCGTTTTTTTATCCAGGATTCCAGCATTGAGGCATATACATAGCACCATTTCGGCTTCCCGTCGATCATTACACAATCGCCGAACGGAAAAACCTTCTGTTGAAGACCTGCCCGGATCGTTTCCGGTGAAATTCGGATTCCTTCCGCCCTTAGCCGTTCCGTCGCCTCGGCAGCCGTCAGCGTTCTGATCATCTACCCGTCCCCCCTTCCTGTCGTCTACTTCAACTCCTCCAATGTCTGGATAATCGCGGCCTGCGCCTCTTTGAGCTGCTGGATATATTCGGCTTTGAGAGACGGGTCATCCAGCCGCCCGTCCACCGCGTCCCGCTCCACCCGCTCCTGCAGGGTCATGACGTCGTTTAACTCATATCGCGTCCGGATCACCGCCGAGGTCAATCCATAGGCCGGCGCCTGCGAGTACCGTTCCCGGTAGCTGTCGTAATGGCTCAGCATCCACCGGTGCCATAAATCTTTCAGCCCCAGCGCCTGCTCAATGGCCCCCACGTCGTCCGGCTCCGGCCTGATTTCGTCTATCTCCCATCGCCGTATGGTGTCCTCGCTGACCCCTATCATCTGCCCCAACTGCCAGCGGGGCATTTTTTGCGCGGCCCGCGCCTTTCTCAGATCCAATCCCGTGCATTCTGCCATGTATATCAGCTCTCTTTTGTGTTATGATTCCTTCAGGCCGGGCGGTCGTAGAACATTGCCCAGATTTGACCTCCGCTGAGGTTGAACGCTTTTCCGATGCGTCTGGCAATGTCAGGCGGTGGGATGCGGACTCCCGTTTCAAATCGCGCATACGATACGCGGCTAATATCCAGCTCTTTCGCAAACTCGGCCTGAGTAACGCCGCGCGATTTGCGGAGCTCCTTGAGTGTCATATTCTCACCTCCATTTGAAACTTATTTGGTACATTTGTAATTATATAACCTATTTGGTACTTTGTCAACTGGAAATTACCATTTTGGATATTTATTTTTTGTTGCCGAATTGGTACAATAATAGCGGAGATGATGCAATGAATCCGTTAAAAGCGCTTCGCAAAGAACGCGGACTTACCCAGCAAGAAATCGCCGATCAGTTCGCCATCAGTAGGGTAAATTATAACCGATATGAAACGGGAGCAAGGGTGCCGCCTGTTGATATGTTGGAAAAATTTGCAGATTACTACGGCGTCTCTGTCGATTACCTGCTGGGCCGCACGGATGTGCCCTATGTATATCCGGTGCGAAATGTGGCGTCCGACGATGGACAAGCCGTCGTATACTCGACGCAGCCAAAATCACCGGAAGAGCAGGCGGAACTGGCCGCCCGCGCCATAGAGTTCGCCAAACAGCAGGACGCGGACGGCGCATTGCCGGAAATTACTGCATTGCCCGGCGTGGATGCCGAGGCTCTGGCCCGGTTTGTCCGGTCGGTCGTAAAGCAGGAACTGGAGGAACAACGCCAACAGGCCGGCCCTCCGCCATCAGAATCATGACCCTATTGCCGTTGATTGTGGCCGATACAACGGCTAAATCCGGAGACTGAAAATGTGTTTTCATAAGTACCTCCGTATCATCCGGCTTGTGTTAAAATTATGATAACTCAATTGGGTGGTAATCGCAACTAAAATCGTTCGTCACGTTTCGCGGGATTCGACGGCAAACAACTATTATATTGGGGAATATATTTTTGAGAGGGGAATCTATATGCGAAAAATCATAATTTTTGTCTTGTGTCTAGCATTATTTGTTCCAGGCATAGCAATGGCGTCTAATGATGGGACTGCGGCCGATTACGTTGAATCTATTCGCGCACGATTCAACAATGTGGGCGAGACTTATAATCTATCCTATTCTGTATCGCCCGTGATCGAAGAAAACTATATGGAGGCTGGGTATGTGCGAAATAAAAAGGTCTATGATGAATATTTTGCTTATGATTTTGATATTGATTTCCCAGGTAATACATTATATCAGCCCTACATATATTTTTTTGCCAATTCGGCATCACCTGAAGACAAATCATTTCACATTACCTGCTACAATGATGACATTAGTCCGGCTCAAATCAAGGAACTAATCTTGGCGACGTGCATGGTTATAGACGATACGATTTCGTATGACGAGGCTCAAGACGTTATGCAAAAGTTGGTTGTATCATATGATGGGAAAAATCATAGTGACTTGTATTCAACCGATGATTATACACTTTTTATTTTACCAGGTAAAGGCTATGATGATGAAATCCAAACCCAAATTATAGCATTCGACAATAGCCAAATGCCGGTTGTCAATGATGAGAAAAAACAGCGTTATCCTGAGGCGTCGGCACGGGAAATTTATGCGCCGCTAAACGCATTGGAAAATGTCTGTTTTAAAGGCACTCCAATACAAAAAATGAACGATTATAGCTCTGATTGGACGGATGCTGGAAGTGAATTTTGGCATATAAAATTATCCTCTTCAGATTCGTATGTGGTGGGAAAATTGTCTTTTGCGTACATGCCTGTCATCCTGGACAATGCTGAATATATGTTTTATGGAACTATAATAGGTGGTGAACATGCAGGTACCGGTTTGGTTAGGATCAATTATGTTGAAAAAGTCGATTGACTGAAGTTCTAAAGTGGTAGACAAGAATATTTGCAAAAAATACGCATATATTAAGCTATGCGTATTACCAATATTGGAGGCCCATATGAAATGCATAAGATGCAATGCAGAACTGCCCGATGACGCAATATATTGTCATATGTGTGGGAAAAAGCAATCCGGCCCAAAAGAAAAGCGGAAGGCCTTAAAACGTGCAAACGGCGCCGGGACCGTATACAAATTGCAAGGCAGAAGATCGCATCCATGGGTAGCTGCCAAAAATAAAATCATTATCGGATATTATGAAAAAAAGTCCGATGCTATGGAAGCCTTGGAACATATGGCGGCTAAACCCATCACCGCGCGTTATAATATGACGTTCGCGGATGTTTATGTCGAATGGAAAAATGAGCATTTCAAGGCATTGACGAAAGCGGTCCAACTGGCGTATGAGCATAGTTATAATGAATGTAAATCCATTCACGACAGAAAGTTCCGGGATTTAAGAACGGCTGATTTTCAATCCATTATAGACCAACATAGAGAAAAACCGGAAGCCGTAAAAAAACATAAACAGCTGCTCAATCAAATGGCGCGCTGGGCCATGCGAGAGGAAATTGCCACGCAAAATTTTGCGCAGTTTGTTGCCATGCCGTCAACAGCGCAGAAAAAAGAAAAGGAAATTTTTTCAGACGAGGAAATCGAGAAAATACGTCGTGAGGGCTCAGAAGCCGCTCGAATTATTTTGATGTTGTTATCCACTGGTATGCGCGTCGGTGAATTGTTTTCGCTTCCATTGGCAAATTATCATGAAACCTATGTAATAGGCGGATCAAAAACCGCAGCCGGCCGAAATCGTGTTATCCCTATCCGTCCGGATGGTCGGGAGCATTTTGCATATTTTGCCCAGCGTGCAAACGGCGACCTACTTTTGTCCGGATACATAGGCAACAAAGATGTGCCCAATTTTCGACGTCGAGAATATTATAAGCTCCTGGATAAACTGGGCATTGATCGCAAGTCGCCTCACGCAACCCGGCACACATTTACATCATGGGCAGTAAAATCAGGTATGGCCCCCGAGGTATTGCAGCAGATTTTGGGCCATGCTAACTATTCGACAACCGCGAATATTTACACCCATATCGATGCAAAGACATTGATCGAAGCCGTGGAAAAATGTTAGCCACCGTGTTAGTAACCCAATCTAATCCTATTTGATTTTAGCTGATTCATATGCGCGCAAACTGCCCAAAAATCAGCGTAAATCATCCTCGATTAATTTCAGTTAATTAATGATTATCCATCACGCAGATGCGGTCACCGGTTCAAATCCGGTCATAAGCTCCAGAAAAAGCCCAAAACTACTGAGGTTTCGGGCTTTTTACTTTTTTATTTAATTTTATTTGTTAGTAACCTGCTAGTAACCGCAATAATACGCTATGTAATTTCATATAGATCCATTGCTTACCAGCTTATATCTTCCACCCATTTTATAAATTTCCTCTATCATGACGCTCAATCGTTTGTGGTTAAGTTCCGTACCAACAAATGGTTTATTATTTTTATATGCATTGATCGCCACCAGCCCACGGCCCATGCATAAATCCCCAATGCATTGATAATCCTCATTTTTGCACACCCATTGAATAATGTCCTCTTCATCCATTCCATCCAATTTTGGCTTTTCCCTTCGCCTGCTCCCGCGCACCACGTAACAAATATTCATTTCGCGATGATAGTAACTGCTGTTTGCAAACGTCACATATTTAAAAAGCCTTTTCATGTCCATGATAGTTTCGCCCAAAAACTCTTTCCCAATCTCTACATAGCATATATCTGGATTGATTTGGGCAATGCGCTCAAAGAGGGCCGTGTGAAAATTTTTATATGTATTTATACAGATCATGTCCGCTTTCGTATAAAACGTGCTCAAATTCGATTGATTCCATGGTGGATCGATAAACAACAGATCGGCTTTTTTCATAAATTCAGGCATCCCCTTTGTCAAATCGCACACCATGGCTTTTGACCCATTTTCAAAAATAATTTCTCCTCGATTGCATGGATGCCGCAAATAGGCATCCCCATAATTCCAGTTTGCTGACATTATACCCTCACCCTCCATCAATTTATCTACGTTCCTCCAGATCTCCAAACCTTAACCATTTGGCTGCGTTTCGATTTTTTAATTCTCGCCGGAATGAATCTGCCATATTTTCTTTTCGGCTCAAACAGTCCAAAATCCGTCCGTCTATAGATGACCAGGAACATACATCAATTAATATCACATCCTTTTCCTGCCCCATACGGTGCATTCTATCCTCGGACTGTGCCCGAGTAGCCCAATCCCAATCGTTATTATAGTAAATTGCCTGATTGCAGAATTGCAAATTCAAGCCATATCCAGCGCATGATTTATTGGCGATCAAAAATCGTGCGCTGTCCCTGAATTTGTCCAGTTCCATCTGCCGCTTTTTTCTGCCAAGTTCGCCATAAAACAGCGCCACAGCGTCCAATCCATACCTGGATTCCAATACCTGTTCGATATCCAGCAGTTCATGGGTAAATTTTATCCAAATGATAATTTTACCATCTAATCCCTCTATTTGGCTAAGGAGGCATTGTATGCGTGGGTTATCCTCAGGATTTTCAAACATCGGTTCATGCCGTATATGATCCTCTGGTTCCGTTATTATCCGCCGTCCGCTGGAAATTTCCTGCAGCGCAGTAAACGTCCTATATATGGCCGATTCCCCCAAATCGTCCCCGATGCGTAACAACATGGCTAAAAATTTGTCTTTTTGCTGATCGTAATGCGCCTCCTGCTCTTCTGTCATCGAATAGTATGCTATCCTGGCACGTTTCATAGGCAAGGGAAGACAGTCATCTTTTTTAACCATAAAGCTATACGGGGCGATTTTATCCGTTAAATAGTCCATATTTAATACACGCCGTATTTTATGCTTAAACTTTTCATCGAACTCCAGATGGTTATTAGCAAATGACCAGTAGGATTGATAGCCCAATATCCTCCAGTCCAGCAGATACCATTGTGCAAATAAATCCGCCTCATTCCGGCTTACCGGCGTGCCGTTGAGTATGATCCTATAGATGCACAGCTTCCCTAATGCCATAATGCGGCGGGATCGTATGGCCTTGGGATTTTTAATCAGACTGCTTTCGTCCACAACCAGCATGGTTTTGCCAGCGCATACGTAGTCCTCCAACTGTGCATATAACGCTATGCTTGAGGAAAGGCTTTCAATCCCTCTGATTTTTATAATCTTTTCAAACCCGTCCGCATGCTTTTTAAGGTCTCTGTACAGGTTTACCATTACGCTTACCGGGCATAGCCACAATACGCGGTCAATTTTCCCAGCATCATGCCTGCGCTTAATCATTTCCAACGCAGTCCTGGTCTTTCCGGTGCCCATTTCCATATACAGCGCGCCTACCTTGATAGGCATCAGCTTTTCAACAGCCTGCCGTTGATAAGGCAACAGGCTGGTCTTCATCTCAATCATCATCATCCCTCAGATCATCCAAAATTCCATCATGTTCCTGCATATTATCCATATCTGTATGGACAACAGGCCGCACTATTTCTGCGTTATCCACACTTTTCCGGACGTTTTCGATTGCCGAGCTGGCCTCATCTGTAATTTTGAAATCGTGCAATTTTACCAGTTCATCGATCAACATATAGTGCGCAGGAGAAATGACCCATTGTCCATCATCTTTATGGACTTCTCGTCCTAACGTTTCCCGCATGATGTGATAGGCCTCATCATCATTATAATCAAATACAATGGTCAACTGTCCATTTTTATTGATATCTACCCAGCGGTGCCATTCGGGTTCGTAAACTCCCCCCTTGATTTTTGCGTATGCTTCGTGGTCCTGCACGCTAATAATATAACCGGATTCGAGCAAACGGCTTCCCGCCTCAGCGATTCTGTCACTTATGGATCCAGACCGGCTATTTACGCTGCGGTAAAACGTCCGTCCTCCATTTGACCATGTATAACGGAGCTTGCGCATCAAGTCCTTCAATTCACGGCTCCACCCGCCAGTTATGCAAATCTTATGATCCCCATCATATTGGATGCTGATAATACCATCATGGTATATATTTTCAGGTTTTATAATTGATTCTTGTATAACTTCCTCTTCCATGTCTTTTTTCGTGAGATTGTGCATTTGGTTTATAATCTTTTCATACCGGTTCGGATATTCCCGCTCGAAGCTGCGCACAAACTGCACCACATCGGCCGTTGAAATTCGCGCATTGATAAACCATGCCGCATCCGTTATGGTTGGGATATATTCCATGAGCGCATTGGCCGTATTGCACATCTCTTGTAATTTTGGATAACGTTCATGTCCACTGTATTTTTCTAACCCATCCATGATTTCCCGTTCAAATTGCTCGAATTTTTTTAAGATATCCATCCGGCAGGTATTTCCATAGGCAATTTGCTTAGGTGTGCCCTTTAATTCAGGCAACCCCATTTCCTGCGCCAGGCGTTCGTTCTCCTTATTCTCCTTTTCGTATTCCTTTTGTCTGCATTCCGGGCATAACTTCTGACGTTCTCGTTGCTCAATCCATTCACGTTGGCCGCGAAATGCATTATAACATTCCACCGTGCCTTCATGCCCACACGCATAGGTTACATACACTTTCACGCCTATTCCCCCCTTAACCCATATCAATCCCATTTATGGATACAATTGACCTATTTCTCCATGATCAGGCGCTCAATATACGCTGATAACCTAATCCCACACTGTGCAGCATTGCGGCGGGCTGTATCCGCCGCGTCTTCAGATATTGACAAAGTTATATGCATCCGTTTGTCGCTTTTTTTTATTTTTCCAAATTCAGCGTTGTACTCTTTGGGCGGCATATGGCGTTTAGACCATTCCTCCGCCTGCGCATACGTCAAAAATACGATAGATTCTCCCGCGCGCGATCCAATTTCAGGCTTCGTCTGCGCATATCGTGTAAGCTCATTGCCGGACCCGTGGATGAAATATTCCCCGCTGCGTTTGCGGTACAAGTCCTCTTCATACCACGTTGGATCGTCCTTCGAAACATTCAATTCATAATGGGCGATTTTTGTTGCTGTATCGGTGTTGTATAATTTGCGGTTGATGATTTTTTTCATGATTGTTACCTCCTACATACTCCAGTACTCTTCGGGCGCATACTTGATTGGCGTCTGGTCCGGGTTGGCCTTATTCCAGGCGTCCATGAGCTGGGGCACACCCATAGATTCACCATGCAGCCACTCGATAGCAGTATACCAGGGTGCCACTAACATGGCGTTGAGCATACCCATCATCTGCTCCCGGGTCACCTGGCTCAGCCATCGACGTTTGGCCGAGTCACACAGGGCGTTATAGGTTTCCTTTACCGCCCATGTGAGCGCATCTGGCTCGAATCCCCAGATATCATAGTCGTCGTATGCGCCATCGTCCAGCAGCTGCTGGTGCTGCTTGATTATATCGTACCCGTGCGCAGCGGCCTGGATGCAGTCTAATCCGTACTTTTCCATGATGACCGATTTGATATCCATTGTGTTTTCCTCCATCCTCTTGATGTGATTATATTATACTGCATAATCTACACATAGCCAAGCATTTTCGGAAATTTGTGTAAATTATCATTCCACAATATAGGCAGCCAGGAAATCGTAGGCGGCCATTTTGACCGGGCCGGTGGCCACGATGTGATTGTCATGATCCAGATCAATGTAACCGCTCTCATTGCGCCAGTTGCGGCTGGCATAATTTTTGATGTAGATGCGGCGCTTGCCGTATTTTTCCCACAGCGAAAACGTGAAATCCCCGACGCGCTCGTATCCGTCAAAAGTCTTGCGCTTGGCCTCGCGGGCCGCAACCTTCAAGTTGCGCTTGGCGGACGCCCAGGCGATTTTGAGGGCGTTGGACATGGTATTGTCCACACAATTGCTTTTTACGATCCTCCAGGCATGCTTCATGATCTCGCTCAAATTGTATTTCATAATCTCTTCTCCTTTTCCCTTGCTGTAATTGTATTATACTACACAATATACATATAGTCAAGTGTTTTTGTCAATTTAATCATATTATTTTGCAAAAAAAAGCGGGCGCTCCCGCGCCCGCCGTTCTGCCCGTCAATCCCCGGCTATATACCGCTTGTACTTTTCGATCTTGTTTTTGCCCGCGTCCCCGTCTTCCAGAAACGCTTTGGCCATGTGCGCGTAAAAGTCAGGCCGGTCCAGGCCCATCTTTTTTGCGACCTCGCAGTAATCCGAATACATCATGTTGATAGCCGCGTAATAGGCCCATGTACCGCACTGCGGGCAAATCGCCTGCCTTTGCTGCTCGGCCTGGGCGCGGGTAAAGTGTTCGCCCGTGGATCCATCCGCGTTCCGCATCTTTTTAACCCACGCGGTGGCCGCATTTTCATCCATGGGGCGCATCGCCTGCCCGGCCTCCGGGTCGTTCATCCAAAACGTCCCCCCGGCCTGAATCATGCGCCTGCCGCGGTTATGCTCGCCTTCTTGTTCGCCGTCATCGCCCCAATCGTCCTCGCGGCGTTCCATACGGCGCATACGGTTTCGGTCTCCAGCATCATGCCGCCGTTCCCAGTCCCGGCCATTGGTTTCCCAATCGCCATAGCGCTCATGATTCTGCTCTCCGCCGCCGTCTCTCCGGCCATAATTCCCCGCGTAATTCATTCGCCCGCCCTGGCTATAGTCCCGGTCATAATCCCGCTCGCGCCCGTATTCCCCATCGTTTACGCTCCTGAGCAGCGCCATTTTCGCCCCGCGTTTCACAGCGCCTCACCCCCGCATTCCCTCAAAATCACCAAATTGGCGTTGTCTACCAGTATGGGCTCGCCCGATGTATTGACCACCCCGATGCTGACGCCACCGCCGCCGCACGGATAGACCCTAACCAGCGTACTGATCGCTACATTACCAAACTGCTCCACAGCAGCCGGAGAATAGACCGCCTCCGTGCCCGCCACTGTTTCGCCGTCCACCGATAATGCCACAGAAATCGGGTCCACCGCTCCGCCTGTCGGGATAGCGATGTTGCCCACAAACGTTACCGAATAAATACCGGGTTTCAGCGCAATAAACCGCCCGCTCCCGGCCTCGTGCCGCACGCTGCATCCGGTCTGAATCCTGGCCGCGCCAAACAGCACGCTGCCATTCGCCGCCACCGTCTGTTCCACCGCGTTAATTGCATCAATCATTTTCGTTTCCTCCTATTATGATATAAAACGGGGATGGCAGAATCCATCCCCGTCTGATCCTTGGGGATCGGTCATGGCCGAACTATCCCAAAATATTTCGTTAGCAGCAGGCCGTCCCGCATCCCCGATTGCAGTACGGGTAGGGCGCGGGCACCTGATAGGACGGCACCGGCATGGGGCTGATGCGCCGGATCAGCTCAGCGGTCTGGGCGTCCTGGTTGGCGGTGATAAACGCATTCTGCGCCGCCTGAGAGGCCTGGAACCGCAGCGTCTGATTCTCAGACTGCAGCGCCGCAATGCGCTCCTGCTGGCGGGTGTTTTCCATGGCGTCTAATTTGGCGATCACCCGGTCGGTGTCGTTGTGCCCGGACTGGATGATATTGCTGGTATTGGCGGCCATGTTGTATCCCACGTCGCAGAATCCGCGCTCAATCGCCCGCTGGGTATCGCAGCAGCACTGCTGGTACTGGAACGCCATATTGTTCAGCTGCTGCATGATGGCCGCCTGCTGATTGCACCTGGCCAATTCAGCCTGCGAGAACCCATTGTTCATGTTGTTGGTCAATGCGTAGGTGCTGTCGCAGATGCCCTGCTGGATGCCCTGGATGCCGCGCTCAATGCCGTTCAGGGCGAATTCCTCATTGATGTCGGCTCGGGTGGCAATGCCCTGCAGGCCGGGGCTGTTGGCACCACCCAGGCCGCCGCCGAAGCCCATGCCGCCCCATCCCAAAAGCGCGAAAATGAGCAGAATCCAAATCCACCCGCAACCGCCGTCCATGCCCCAACCGCCGTAATTTCCGCGGTTTTCAGCATTATCCGCGCCCAGCGCGTAACCGGTAGCAAAACTGTTGTCCATGTTTTTTCCCTCCGTTTTGATCTATATTTAAGCGGCGCGGCCGTCGCCGTTTAAATCACCTGTGCGGCGGCAGTGGAATGCCCATCTGCTGGGCCATTTGATCCAAATTGACGCCCCGCTGCTGGGCAAACTGCCGCACAATCCCCTCCATTTGCTGAGGCGTTTTCCCGTTCATCATCTGAATGACATGGTTTAACTGCGGATTGCTCTGCGCGATTCCCATAATCATCTGCATAGGATTGCCGCCTCCGCGCACCATCTGCATGAACTGCATGGGGTTTATGGGCATATTCATTTGTCCGCCGCCTCCCGTCTCTGCGCCGGTCTGGCGCTGTTTTTGAGCTGCTCTATTTCCCGCTTTAATGCGTTGAATTCGTCCACCGTCACATATTGCTGAACAGGCGCCGCGGGCTCAGCCACCTCGGATGTTGGCTGCGCCACAGCCTGATATTCCCGAAATTCCGCAAACCCGTTTTGCGGGTCCACCCGTTTTGTGTACATCCGCCCGTGGGCGATGTCCGCGAATACCCATACATTGCCGTCCGGCAGAATCTGGGCTGCCACCGCCTCCTCGCGCCCGGTCACATACCGGGCCGAAATGCCGCCCGGCTGCTGCATAACCGGCGCGCCCTGGTATGGCTGCATCTCCATGCCATTGAGCCGCCCCGCATAGGGCTGTGCCCCTCCAAAATTGCCCATGGGGGTGCAGCCACCGAAATTGGGCTGATAACCGTACGCCATGCGCCCCACCTCCTCATGCCTCTATTATCGCCGGTTTTAAAAATCCGTGGGTGCATTAACGCCGCATTATCGTGCGTTTACGTGCAAAATAAAAAAGCCGGGCCAGGGATTGCTCCCCAGCCCGGCCTATGATTGTATGTTGCGCATGCGTTCGGTAATATACGCGAGCCTGCGCGATATAGTGCTTCTATGATATCCTAGCTGCTCGCCCACCTCCACCATGGGCGCGTGGTCGATGAAAACCCGTTTGGCAATATACCGGTTTTCGCGGCCTATATTGGCGTCTCGGATCATTTGTGCAATCTGCGCGGCGGTATAGCCCGAAAACTCGCTTTTGTAACGCTGCCCACCTATTATTCCGCGTCGGATTGACCGTCCGACGCAGAATTTTGCCGTTTATTGTACTGTGCCGTGCTGATGCCCAGCACCACCCCTAAAAACGTATCCACGGCGGTGATGGTGCCCACCACTTCCTCGCCGTATGGCAGATTCCAGGTTCCGGCCAGCGCAAAATACAGCGTGCCCAGCGCGGGCAAAAGGTACTGCGCCACCCATTTCAAAACGTCGTAAACCCTGTTGCTCATTCAAAGCACCCTTCTTCCTCGTAAATGATTTTCATCCCATAGGCTTTTGCCGCCTCATGCTCAATTTTGCATCCGCGCGCGTTTTCCCAACCTTTGCAGAAATATACAGCATGGCAGAGGCTCATGTTCTCCAGCGATTTTGCGAGAAAACACAACGGAATTTGAACCACACCGCGTTCCTCCATTTTCTCCTTGCTGTACCATTCGTCCGTGAACAGCGTGTTTACAACGTCGTACCCCATCTCTTTCAGAGCCGCTACTGCGCATTCACGGGCAGAAGCAATTTCTTCATCCGTCTTTCCGGCCATTGGTTGGCTAAGCATTGCTTTTTTCATATTCGATTTCCCCCATTCTAAATTCTGTAGCAGATGTTCTGCCACTTTTTGTATGCGTCCAGATAGACCTCCTTCTTATCGCCATTATAGGTGATTTCATAATACATACCATCCGGGCGCACCGTAGAAACCATCGCCTTGCTGTTCTGAAGCGTCTTACAGAGCCAAACAATATATACGTCATCTACTGTGATCTCGGACGCATCTGTCTTCTCGCAATGCTCGTTGTAGTAATCCCGTACCAGCCGTTTGCACAATTCCTGAAATTCTTGATTGCTCATGCCTCAATCCTCCTCAACTCAGCCCCATCCGGGTAAGCAAAAACGTCACAACACCCGTAACAATGGCCGTAATGGCCACTGTCACCACCGATTCCCATTTCTTCCCGGGCTTTTCCTTGATCTCGTCGACCTCGCCGGTGAGCTTATCGATCTTCTCACCCGTGTTTTTCTGCTCCAGTGCCAATACTTCCACCGTTGTGGCGAGCTTGTGCACGCTTTCTGTCATCCCTTTCACCTCGGCGAGCTGGTTAAATACCGTCTTGATCTGCTCGGTGTGCCGCGTGGCCCGCTCATCCAGCTCCACAACTTTTTGTGTGAGTTCCTCATTGGTCATTTAGCCACCCACTTTCGCGTATTTCTCGCTGACCCAGACCACCTTGCCGCCCAGGATCACCGGAATCCAGCCGTTTGCCTCCACCCTGTCCAGCCTGTCCCCCTTGCGGGCGATGGTCACGCGCTCGTATTGGGTGCCCGGCCCCAGCCTTAGGTTGACCGTGCCCCCGGTGATCGTAACCTCGCCGGAGGCTACCGGCTTGTCCTCCTCCTCGGGCGCGTCACCTACCAGGGCGCCCATCAACGCCGCCAGGGACTTGGACCCGAACTGGCCGTCCACGCTCAGGCCGTGGGCTGTCTGGAAGGCCTTCACCGCCTCCACGGTCTCGCTTCCATACTCGCCGTCCGCCCCGTATTTAGGCAGCTTGTACCCCAGCTCCATCAGCTTTTCCTGCAGCGTCTTTACGTCCGAACCCTTCATGCCTTTCTTCAGGATCCGGTCGCCCAGCACGCCCTCCGCAGGCTGGCCCGAGCCGCCCTGATACTCGATGTAGGGGCATTCGCACCAGTTGGTCCAGGTGCGATCCTTAACCCGGGTCTTGACTACTCCATAGTTGAAGCCCCGGGCCTCCACCGCGTAGCCGTTTCCCACATACACCCCGATGTGCCCATCCCGCCAAAGCAGCAGGCCGGGCGTCTCGGGCAGGGTCTTGATGGATCCCTTCACCTTGGCCGCCCGGTACATGCCGTTGGCGCTCACGTCCGGGCACCCGTTGATGGCGTAGCCCGGATCGCCGTCCGTGCCGTCCCAGCAATAGCCCTTAATCAGGCCCACGCAGTCGGTGCATTTCTTGCCCTGCTGGATGTGTTTCTTGTAGGTGGCCATGCGCCCCGCCGTGTAGTGGCTGGGGTACTGCCTTTTCTTGGCGTTCAGCCGGCTCTCGGTGCAGGGTTGGCAATAGGTGCCATACCAGTACACCTGCCCCACCCATTTCTCCGCGTGTTCCACCAGGCCCAAGTTGGTTTTGCTCATAATTGTATCCCTCCTGTATCATTGGTTACTGCCGCAGCTTCCAGCGCCGCAACCCGGTCGCTGAGCGCCTGTATGGTGTGTATGGGGTCGGCCCGCCCCGTCACGGTCAGGCTGTCCGCGTCGCTGTAGATCGTATTGACGCCGGGCAGGGCCGGTATGGGCGCGTTGCCCGTGGCCTGGATAGGGGCAGGCGTGGCGAGTTTGTAGGCGACGGTGACGGGTGTTCCGGCAGCGGCCTGGGCTGCGAGGTAGGCCTTCCAGGCGGTTGCATCCGCCTCCCCACCAAAAGCCGTGTCGAAAAAGAAGATCGTGCCACCCGTCGACATGGCGACGCTTTGATTCCTTAGGTAATTTCTGTTCGCGGTATCTACAGGATAATGGCTACATGCCCCCGCAAATGCGGTCTCGTTATCCTTCGGGGCTTCCGGTGAGCTCGACGGGGACGTGAAGTAGCGTATGACGCCGCCGGTATTCGTCCCGCTGGTGTACCAGGATTCTGTCCCATCGAAGGCGGCTATGCCATATGTCTCCCTCCCCGCCCCCGTCACCGCGTCCAGCTCCCCGCCGTAGATGGTTTCGGGCAGGGCGAGCGTGGCGGTGGTGCCGGGCTGGTAGGGCTCGTAGGCGGTGGGGGTGGAGCCGAGTTCGACCATAAAACTTTCCACCGACACACCATCCAGCGCATTTGCAGATCCTCCAGCTAACCACATTCCCTGCGAAAAGTCAGCGTTTTCAGGCACTATAAAAGACGCTGATTCGCCCGGTCCGAGGTAGCTCGCCAAGGCGTAATCATCCGCTATGATATACAGGGCCACTACAGCTCCACTGGCAACTTCAGTTGAACAGGTATATGTATATGTGGCTCCACAGACAAGCGCCGCGTTTGGCAGTGCGTAATTAAAGGCATCACGAAAAGCCCCAGTAACGTTCAGCACATTCTTTCCACTCTGCTGCACCGTCACCTCATCCAACCCCGTAATCGGCCTGATGTTCTCCGGACTCGGGTCGCCCTCGCCCTCCTGATGGGGCTCCCAGCTCACGCTCACGCCCAGCGGGTAGTTTGCCACCGGATAACATTGCACGACAGCGCCGGTTTCCTCAAATGCCGGGCACAGCGTGTCCACAATCTGCTGGCTGCTCCATGCGTCCGCCGTGTTAATAGCCGCGTCATTGATCTGCACCCCGTCCGCGCCCGGTTCGCCCTGGGGGCCCTGTAGCCCCTGCGGCCCAGGCTCGCCCTGTGGGCCCCGCTCGCCCTGGTCTCCGCGCGGTATGCCGTATACGATTTTGCCGTCCTCCACCGTGACCGTGGCCTGGCTGCCGGGGTCAAGTGTCTCGGCCTCCGCGCCCAGGCCGGACAGTCTGTCCGCCGTCTCCTGGGCCTCCTGCGCGCTCTGGGCCGCCCGCTCTGCGTCGGTCTGTACCTGCGCCCCGATGGCCGCCATCTGCTCCAGATAGCCCTGCTCGGGTTCCTCCGGCGGGTCGCTCAGGCCGTCCAGGCTGGGCAATGTGACCGTACCCACCACGCGGCTCCGGGCGATCTGCTCGCCCACCACCCATTGCATCTGGATCCGCCCCCGGCCGGGCGCGGCCAAATCCGCCGCCGTCAGGGTATGCGCCCAGCCCGCCTCCGTCCGCTCCACCGCAGCAACGTACCGCGCCCCGTCGGCCCGCTCCATGAACAGATTCAATGCCCCGCCCGGGAACTCGCTTTCCCAGTCCGAGGCGTCCATCGTCAATTGGGCTACCCCGTTTTCGCCGGCATGGCCCAATGTAACGTTCGGGCAGCCATGCCCTATTCTGATTTCCCGCACGCGCTCGCCTCCATTTCGCTTAATCTGGCCTTGAGTTCCTCAATCTCCCTCTGCTGATCCTGCACCACCTGAACCAGCGGGGCCAGGATCTCGCCGTACATAAGCCCCAGGTTGTCCTTATCTTCGCCGTCCGCCGCCGCCCAGTCCGGGGCCAATTTCAGCACATGCTGGGCGATGAACCCGGTATGCCGCTTTCCGTCCTTGCCTTCGCTCCTGAGCCGGTACTGCCGGGGCCTCAGCCCCATAACCAGCGCCCTGGCGTCCTCTATGGGCGCGATATCCCGCTTCTTCCGGGCGTCCGAGCTCTCGTTTACCCCCTTTTCGGTATAGATATACCGCCACCGGTAATCGGGCAGCCCGCAGTTGGCCGCCCCGTTGGTTTCCGGCCGAATGTTCCCAGTGGTGCTTATTGATCCAGAAAAATCGTGGAAGGACGCATTGTAGCTTATTTGTCCATCCGACCGGAAACTCACATCGTAATCCGTGTTGATCTCCATAAAACGCTGTTCGCCGCCCTCCGGCAGAACGAAATATCCCGCGTATATCCCGCCGAAGCGCACGCCTTTATGATAAAATGAGAGCCCTTCCGCGCCCACCGATGCGCCGTCATCCATTTCCACATAAAAATCAGAAGCCCTGGAGGTATCCCGCATCTGCTTGGTGGCGAAATACCCCTTGCCCGTGTTGGCGTCGTACCCGGCCCCGGCCAGCATGGCGCCGCTGTTATCATAGATGCCGAACCGGCTGGCGTCGGCCTGGAACTTGGTTTTGAGGCCCGATTGCGTCACCACGATGCCGTTCTCCGGGGAAATCTCCACCGCGTTGGCGTTTACATGGTTCTCTATCCGGCGGACGATCACGTCGTCGATAAACCAATCCCCGGTCATCGCCTCCGCGAGTCCGTAATTCGCCCGAATCTTTCCTACCCCATCCCGGTCCACCGTGCCGGTATAGGCATATTTTTTCCAGGTATTGTTGGCCTGGGTTTGCCCCGCAATGCCGCCATTTCCCATGCCCGGCAAATCGGGATTTTGAACGCCGTCGTATCCGGTTACCCCCATGGTCACAAACACATGCGCGCTGGCGTCTCTTCGATAGGCCCAATATTCTATATAAAACTTGTCCCCGGCTTTGACCGTGATTTCGCCGTCCCACAAATACATCCGCTCATAATTCGCCGCCCCGCTGGCTATTTTCAGCGAATGATTGCCGCTGTGGCCCAGATTCGGCGTCACCGAAAAGTGACCCGACGCCGGCCAATCATACCGCTCAAAGGATGGATCCTTTACCAGGTTGCCGGGCTCACCTATAAGCAATTTATCCGCCGTGACGGCTCCGGCCGCGATCTTCTCCGCGGTCACCGCACCCGCCGCGATCTTGTCCGCGGTCACTGCACCCGCCTTAATCTTACCGGCATCCACGGCCCCGGCCTGGATGTGTCCGGCCTGGATGGCATTGGCCGCGATCTTGTTGGCTGTAATTGACGCCGCCGCCAGCTTGTCGGTGGTGATGGCGCCCGCCACCACCTTGTCCGGCGTGATGACGTTCTTCTGTAGCTTCTCTCCGGTCACCGCGCCGTTTTGCAGCTTATCCGTGCCCAACTGGGGGATCACCTTGCCGTTCAGGGTGCCGGTGGTGATGTTGTCCGCCACCAGATTGTTCACCGTTACCCGGCTGGCGTCCAATGTGCCCGATGTAATCTTGTTGGCCGTGAGCTCCACAATCTTGGCGTCAGTAATGCTGCCGTCCGCGATCTGGGCCGTACCGATGGCCCCGGTGTCGATGAG